CAGTGGCCGCAACTAATGCGCCACCTGTCGATACCGTCGCCGCTGTAGTGTCGCCAGCCTCGGCTACGTTTGCCGTGATGCTAACAATGTTATTCAGTGCTGCGGTTGTTGTATCGCCTGCCTCGTTAATATTGGCAGTTATTTGCGATAGGCCGCCAATTATGAGGCTAGCTGCCGTGGTATCACCGGCCTCGGCTACGTTCGCGCTAATGCTGACAATGTTATTTAAATTAGCGTTTGTGGTATCACCGGCTTCGTTTTGGCTCGCTGTAATACTAACGGCAACATCAAGTGCGGCGCTTGTTGTATCGCCTGCTTCGGCTTGATTAGCCGTAATGCTAACGATATTACTTATCGTTGCTGATGTGCTATCACCGGCCTCGTTTTGATTCGCTGCAATGCCAACAATATTATTTAGATCGGCTGTTGCGCTATCACCGACCTCGGTGGTATTGGCAGTTATTTGAGATAGTCCGCCAACGGTGATAGCCGCCGCTGTACTGTCTCCTGCTTCAGCTTGATTAGCCGTAACAATAACAGCAACCTCAAGTGCGGCTGTTGTGGTATCGCCCGCCTCGGCTACGTTTGCGGTGATTGTGCTACCACTAGCCGCGTCTTCTTGAATCAGTAGCGTGATGGGTATTCCACGACGCGTGCCGCTTAACGTAAAGCTGCCGGGGTCTTCTAGTGATACAGCGGATAAAGCACGTCTAGCAAACGCTAATGAGCACTGACTACCAGAGGCACCAGAAACGGTCATTCCGGTATTAGTGTATCCCGATGGAAATATTGACACCGAAACGTTGTGAGTGTCGAAGGGCAATAATGCAATCGATAGAATATCTTTAGTGCCACCAGTTACATTGACGCTAGGCGGGTTATGTACAGTTACATTTCCCTCATTAGTTAAAAAACCGATATCGGGCGCTTGAGTGTCAAAGCTAAGGTGGCCACTGACCCGATAAGCTCGCGCTGTAAACTCGCCTGAAAGTGTTGATGTGACAGTGATAGATGATGGTTCAGAAGCCCCACCCTGTTTATATGCAACAGCTGCACTGGCAAAACCATCATCATCATTAGCGTCTAAAGATTCAGTGTAACCGTCTGAAAACGTGACAGTGCCAGACCCGCCATCACGGCTAACGACAATGATAGACCCCTCGCCGTCCTGAACGCTTCCAGTGTCAACTGTAAACGTGGTCGAGGAGCCTGAATTACCGCTCTCTGTCTCCAGTACAACTGTCGGTGATGTCATTACTCTAGTGCGTCAACCGCTAACACTAAATCAGCACGTAGCCCAGTTAAATCGCCCGGCGTGTCATACGTCGAGCCTTGTGGCGTGATCTCCTCGTGAATAACTTTATCCGACACGTTGCGCGGGAAAAGCGCGGATGCCGCTGTTAAAACTGTTTGGATTGCTGTTCTAGACGCAACAACATCAACGTCGTAATCAGTGACGTTTAATTGTGCCAGCGCCTCAGCATTGATATTAACGATAAACCCCGCGCCCCAATCTGTCGTGGGATTATCCGTGTTATTTAGCACGACCCTCAATTTGGGCATTAGAGATGAATTAAGCTCACCAAAATGCATACTCGCTGCATCTATTTGAGCTATCGCAGTGGTGCAAGCGCGTGATGCGTCTGCTAGCAGTCCTTGAGTTCTCCCAAACACTGTAAATACTGTATCTTGCGTGGCTTTTGTCCCCATTGTTAAACTCCGTCGTCATACGCGGCTGTATTAACCCAATTACCCGACATGCTAACCGTTTGCCCAGCTGTTATTGCTGCGTTGTCAATTGTCACGCCGTCGCCAGTAAACGAACCAGACTCTAAAAACACAGAGCCAGACGTATTGATCTGCCAATGTCCAGCCGTGCCTGTTGCGTCAGCGCTCGAATCTTCGGTGATTGCGCTCGATGTTAAAACGCCGTTAGTCGGTGTTCCCCATCCACCGGCATTTCCGGTTAATTGAGCTAATAGCGTGCCTTGGCCACCTGTGCCAGCGTTAACGCCTGATCTAACTTGCACCTCAGTACTTGAGCCGCGTTGAGTATTGAGAGGTGTTATAATCGCATTCCTTAATGCGTCGGTTCTAAAAATAGCCATTACACTGCCCCCAGTTCAGCGAGTTTTGCGTTCGCTTCGTTGATCGTTTTGACGAACGGCTTGAGCACTTCGATATTCGGCAATGCGTAATTGTCACGTACATCCAATAGCCAATTGAAACAAACTTCAAGCTTGTCCTTGTCGTACTCGTCGCCTTCTTCCCACGCAATGCCAGTGTCAAAAAATTCAAGTGGTTGCGCTTCGGTCTCGGGTTTAGCTGGATTATAATCAATATTGTTTTTCGAGTAGATTTTAACAACCCAAGTACCGCCGCGCCGGTCGATCATGACAGTGGCAGTGGATAATCTGTAATCCCAAACTTCCTTAATATTTTCAAAATTCATTTAATTGTTCCCCATTGCAAGGTTAAGCAGTTCGCCAAAAACATCCTTCTCCCTTGGCGCGTAAGCCATAATAAACGCGTCTGCGTCATTCGGCGAATCTACCTCGCGCTTAGCCAGGTCTTCTTTGGACTCGACCTTAACTTTTCCAGTGTTATCAAATTTGCGCCTAGGCGTTGACAATTGTGTAATTATATCAGCTAATCCCGACATTTCCGAACTTATTGAGATTAGCTGGTCTTCAGGGAATTGTTCGCCTTTAACTACAGCGTTATAAGTATTCCTAAATCGATCAGCAACCAACCACCAAGATTGAGATTTTAAGTTGCAGAAAAAGTCTTTATTTTTGATTCTTGCCTCGGTTGTATCAATGTAATGCTGATCGGGGTCTATCACTTTGGCGCCAGCAACAAATTTTTTATAACTGACCGCTTTTCCATCACTTCTTGACTCGTTCAGTTCACTGAATTTAGGGCCTGCACCTGCGCCGACACCAATGGAATCGTAGTCCACGGACGCCCCAAGAGATAACGCTTTATTGTAAGCTCTTGTGCAGCTTTGTAGCAGCTCATCCTCTTTGCCCTTCCAGTTCTCACCCCATAAAGCAACTATTCCATGGGCGTAAACAAGGGCATTCTTATCCTTGCCGCCATCCGCGATATCAAACCCCACTCTTTTTTCCCCAGTTGGCTCTATGTCGAGCTTTATATGGGCGTCAATAGAAGCCTCAATCCAGGACCGTTTTATTATTACAGTATCATCGTCAGTTCTAGGCACGCCCAAATAAACATGCTCATATTCATCATAATCAGCCTCTTTAAGTCGATTGATTTTTCGTAGCATCGTGTCTGACAAAAATTGATTTTCATCGTAGTTGATATGACGAACTAGCACGCCCTTACTTAGATCATGCTTAAACGATTCTATGAAATTACTCACCAGGTCTGGGTTGTATAAAATCCAGGCTTCGGCTCCCTCTTTTCTTAAAGTTGGCTCTATGAATTTCCACTGCTCCTTCGTAAGCCCATCGCCTTCTTCGATCCATCCTATATCTGCACCCTCGAAACCTTTTATCTCGCTTATGTGCCTATGGATGCCGTAAAAATGGAACTCTGACCCCGTATATCTGTGGCGTATTACGTTATTTAAAATCTCGAATTGATCAGCTAAACCGAATCGCTCAATCTGAACCACTAGCACGGCATAAACAGATTCCTTGATTTTGTTTTGGAATTGCCTCATGCAAAGGAATTTCAGCCTGTAATTAACCGCAAGGTAAATAGCAAATCCCGCAGCGTCCCAAGTCTTTGAGCTACTTCTGCCGCCTTTAAGTATTTTAATATCGGCCTTGGTTTTCCAAAAATCTTTTAAGACAGGGTTAAGCGTCGGTTTTGTCGTCATCCGATCTGCCGTAGAAGTCGTTGAGAGTTTTATGATTCACCTCGCCTGAATGCTCCACCGCTATATTTTCACGCTGATTAAGATAAACCTTGCCCAGCCAAATTAACATAGTGGGGTTCCCATCATGCGCTAGCTCGACTTGCTTACGTCTAAGCGACAACTTTCCGTAGCTTTTTCCGCGCTCGATAACCTCGTTAAATTCTGGATTGGACTTTCTTTCCCGCTCTACTGTTTTCCTACACACGCCGAAAAATGATGCTATTTCGTCGTCAGTACAATTCAATCTACAGAGCTTTTCTACCTGCTCCAAGTCTGGAATAAACTCTTTTGGCCTATGCGCTGGTCTTTTATTCTCGGACATAACTAAACCATTTCATTGTAT